CTCTCTATTAACCTCTTATGCGGGAGTATACCATGGACACTTTTGGCAGTTCTACCACGCCTGTTATTCCTGTTATCCTGGCTGAAGTTTACCAGGCCGATAGGAAGAAGCTGAAGTGGCTTATTGCTGATGGTGCCTTTGGTCCTTCCGCGTTCGACGCCAACGAGAGGTGCAAAGTTCGGCTGTCACTTCTGACAGCTCTTTTAGGAGAAAAAGCATGACAAGCAGTCAACTGATGGGTATACGTGCAGGTTTAACCTACATCTTTTCAGAAGAGGTCGCGCTTAACTATCGGCTTACAGGGCAAACCCACACGATTCAACTCGTGTGGTACCCTGAAACGCTCGGTTTGTTGGCGCGGTTTCTTCGTACTGGGATGGAAGTGGACTACAACGCATTCATCACAGATTGCCAGTCGTACTAATATCCTAGGAGGTGTTGCTATGAGTTCTGGAAATTACCTTCGGAATAATCTTCAACCTTATCACGGCTATTGTGGCTGGTCCTCCATTGGAGACCGTTATGAGAAGACGTGGTCGGGCGGAGACGATCCGATTAAACATAGTAAGCCTAACAGCTATACTATGCGGGCTACAGAACAGAGAGTCGGCATTTGCCTTTGGCGGTCATATTATGATCCGCCAGATGTGGTGAATACCGGTACGTGGGGTTCTTGTTTTGGTGGGGGGCAACCCTCATCGCTAGTATGGAGCTCTAACGACGATCTCAACCTTCTTAACAAGCTGGGCGAAAGCATAAAGGGTCATACCTTTAATGCGGCCGTCTCGGTTGGAGCGGAGGGAAGAGAAGCACTCTCTCAAATCGCCGGCGCAGCAGAATCCCTTGTTTATGGTATGCGGAGCCTCAGGCATAAGAATATAAAGGGGGCCCTAGACGCTTTCGGACTTCATCCGAAGAACGAAGCTATCGTGGGTCTTCATAAATCTTTGTCTGGTAAAGTTCTCGCAACTCAACTCGGGTGGCTGCCGCTAATGGGCGACATACAGTCAGCGTCTGAGGCATTGTTTGCTTTGACATCGAATCCGATGTCCGCAACCTTTACCGTAAAACGTCAACTGCGTGAACCCCTTTACGCTTACTCCGGCGATGCAGGGTCACAGTTCGGTGAGCATATTCTTTCCAAACGACTCTCCTGGACTTTGTCCGAAGAGCTGTCTTGGGCTGAATCGCTCGGTTTATCGAACTGTTGGGACATCGCGGACATGGCGTGGAATGCCACTTCTTTATCGTTTATTGCTGATTGGTTTATTCCGATAGGTAGTTATCTGTCGGCCCGATCAGTTGTGAACGTTTTAAAAGGGAGCGGCTTTTCCACGTTTTATGACCGTCGTCAGACGCAAGGTATCCAGAAATTTGGACCTTTTATAGTGATGAATCCTGAATGCCATTGGTATAAGGATTTGCATATCACTCGCGTCCCCCTGTCGTCGTTAAGCGGTCTTGTTGCCCTCCCAAAATTTAAGGACTTTAGTTCTGTCCCCAATTGGAAGAGGGCGTTGACCGCTGTGACGCTAGCAACACAGATGTTCGCGAAATGAATCTCGCTCAGTCTCGTGCGTTGCAGGAATGCGAACTACGTTTTTACTTGGTCTCCTTGTCGAAAGATGAGAAATCTCGTATTCTCGTTGATCTCGGGCTAAAATCCGAGACTGACCTATCTTCTATAGATGGTCACGCATTGGCTCAACTAAACACAAAACTACGAGAGAAATTTCGTTCTTCTCCGTGATACCCGGATTGGTATCTTCTCTTTTGAGGTAATGACATTATGTCGCAAATTGCTAATATGACCGTCGCCGACGGTGCAACAACCCCGGTCAACCACGTGTTTACCCCGGTTCAGTCTACGCCCTCTGCCGTATGGAAGGATACTGATGCTGCCAAGACTTACGTCGCTGGTCAGTATCAGATCACTGCCGTGCGCAGGGGTTCGGACTCTCCGAAAGGTTTGACGCGTTACCGACTGGCATTGGTGTTGCCTACCATGGGGAACGGCGTTGCATTGCCTGCTTCCGAAGTGGACTACTCGCACCAAGTTGTCGTCGAATTCATCTGTCCGAACCGAGGTGTCAAGCAGGAGCGCAAAGATTTGCGTACTCTGCTGAAGAACCTTTTGGCGGATGCTCAGATTATCGACATGGTTGACGAGCTGCGTTCGGCTTATTAATCACCGATCGCACTTCTGCCGCATACTTTTAGATTGTATCTAAAGGCGGCTTCTATTCTCTTGTGGAGGTTTAAAATGAAGAGTTACTTCGGATCCTTTAAAAAGGAGGAAAGCAATGTACTCACCGATCAAATCGCGACGAGGCTTGCAGAACTTGCTGGTCCTTATAGTGAAGAGCTTAATAGGCTCATCACGAAACAGGATTACGCAGGTCTTGTTGGCTTCGAGCTCAGTTACAATTTTGACTGGGATCCTCTGGCCCTATTCTGTGCCCGACAGTGTCTTGCGCTTTATCAAAAGCGTGCTGACCTAAAGTTAGGCATTGACAAGTCGCAGGTTGCCCTCGAAAAGTTTATTGAGAGCGAACAAGCTTGTAAGGAGTCAAACATAAGGATATCTCGATCCCGTGAAGACGGAGCTACCATGCCCCGTCTTGTTGCGCGTGTAATTTTTACGGCGCAGCAGAAAATTTCACGGATACTCGGTGACGTCCCAAACCTAGACGACTTGCAGTTTGCCTATGGTCCTGGAGCTAATACCAATGTGCGAAAAACAACATCGGCACGTTGGAAGCTTTCGGCTAAACCCGCGTGTTCTGCGAGCATGGCTGGTATGGCAGGTGCCATATTAGCCCAAGTACCGGCTTATACTAAACTTCATAGCTGGGAGAGTGAAACCTCCTGGTTCACTGAGGTTGAAATACAGGCCGGCGAACTAATGTTCGTGCCCAAGAACGCAAAAACGGATCGCTCCATAATGGTCGAACCTTCGTTGAACAGCCTTGCCCAAAAAGGGTATGGTCGTTTCATACGGGATCGATTGTTGAAAAGCGGCGTGAATTTGCTTGACCAATCCATTAATACGGAAAGGGCTCGCATTGGATCGTTAAATAATAGTCTTGCGACTATTGATCTGTCTAGCGCCAGTGACACAATATCTAAGGAGCTTGTTTCTGAGCTCCTTCCGCACGACTGGTACGTGGCTCTCGCGAGCATTCGTACTGGGTCTGTTGAGTGCAAGAGATACTCTTATAGCGTACCAAAGCTGGAGAAATTTTCCAGTATGGGGAACGGTTTTACGTTCGAGCTTGAGAGTCTTATCTTTTACGCACTTACTGTTGCGGTGTGTCACTGTTGTGGAGTTAAACCGAATGTGACTGTCTATGGCGATGACATAATATGTCCGCCAGAGATAGTCCCATCACTTACGGAGGTGTTCACTTGGTGTGGCTTTTCGATAAATGCTTCGAAGAGTTATACTAGTGGCCCCTTTCGTGAGTCTTGCGGTAAAGACTTTTACAACGGGATAAACGTAAGGCCTTTCTACCAGAGGGAACTCTGGTCGTGGGCCACCCTCACTGCTTTTCACAATTTTCTTGTGAGAAGCGGTTGGTCGGTTCTCCTACCTGATATGCTTGAGTACGCATTGAAGGATAGGCCCGATCTCTTCCGCAATTACGGTCCTGAGGGATTCGGAGACGGTCACCTTTTGGGTGATTGGTCCCCTGTTCCATACAGGCGTGAACGCGGATGGGGTGGTTATACTTTTCAAACGTATATCCGCCAAGCACTACGCGTAAAGGGCATGTGTAGAGGGGATTTTGCGATTCCGGAATATTCCGTATATCTGCGAATGTCCGCCTCTATGCCTTATAACCGCTATACAGTGCGAGGTGATAGTGCGAATGAGAAGTTAATAAGCGTTTACACGCTGGGCCGCTAGTTCTAGCGGTTGAAATGGAGTAGAAATACTCTATTCCCCTCACGGGGTGGAAGGAATTTCCT